TAAGCAGTGTCTTTAAACATGTTAAAAAACTCTGTATCATTTTGTTGGTTGTTTTGATTGAATCTATTTAATTGATTGCCATCAGGAAAATATGAACTAAACATTTCATCTTGTACTTGTTGAGCTATACTGTTAAACTCAACAGGAGTTACATAGCCTCTTTGCTCTTTGTTTAATATGAACAAGACTGTTGTGTATACTGTGTTTATATTTACCGCCATTTATTTTTATTTTATTATACTATAAAGGCGACGTTAAGCCGCCTTATAATAGTATCACTTGTTTTTATAGTTTTTTATCTATAGACTTATAGATTTCTACACCTTCGTCAGTCTTTAAAAAAGCCGCAAATGCAGAATAAGGATTTTCATCAAACGGTACGTTCATTAGTTTTCTACCATTTGAACCCCATGTGAATGATCTTTGATCAGCAGATAAATTTATTATACCTATTTCAACTGCTCTAATAGCCATGTTTCTAAGTTGAACATTATCATCATTAGCTAAGTTAATAAATAACTCTGGATTATTTCTAGCAAACAATAACAAATCTCTTTTAAGTTCTTTAGAACTCATTTCATTTACTCTTGATCCTAGTTCTACTCTTAGTATTGCCTCAGCTTGATCAACGTCCATGTTTCTAGCAGCGTTTAAAGCATCTATTTGCATGTCTAGTACGTCAAGTTCATCTTCAGCCTCATTAACTGCGCTAAACTCTAAATATAGTTTATTTTTTAAAGGATGGTATAAAGATAATAATCTTTGTAAATTTTGTTTATCTTTTGGCACCGTTAATGTTCCATTACGAAACTGAATATGTCCCATTGTTGCTTCACCTTTTTGCTCTTCTACAAATGGTGAATCCATATTTGTCGCATATCTTAATTCTTTTTGTTTCCCTGATTCAGGGTCAAAATAAAGTAAAGCGTGTTTTCTTGTGTGTCTACAAGGTATTGTCATTGTTAAAGGTGATTTATTGCCTTTTAAATAATACACTCTATCTTTTATTTCCCAACTAGGTTTAGCTGGTTTTGGTGCTACTTTTGTAGCTACCGGTTGAGGTGCAACCTCAATAGTTTCTGCTTTAGCTTGTTTAGCCATAATATAATATAATTAAATAGTTTGTAAAAGTAATAATTACCCCCGTTAATTCAACGAGGGTAACAATTACATTAATTTTGAATCAATTAGATTCCTTTGAATAATACAAAGTTGTTAGCAGCTTGAGTCACTAAACATCTTTCAGATAGGAAGTTAACTTCCATTGCATCTAAAGTAGATGTGTAAGCTCCGCCAGCAGAACCAGTTAACCAAGACTTCATTCTTCTATCATCACCTTGTGAAGCTCTATATCTTACGTGTAAGAAAGGTCATCTGATGTTAGTTCCTAAAACTTGATCGTAAACTGTTGAAGTTCCAGCAGGTACTAATACACCTTCAATTGAATTGATACCTGTAATTCCACCTCTTGTAGAAGCATCGTTTAAGTATTTCCAATCTGTTTTGTAAAAGTCATAAGAACCTCTTCTAAATCCAGAGAATCCTAAGTTAAGTGCCATTTCTTCAGAGTTTTCGAATAAACCGAAAGCTGTTCCACCTTGAACACCACTAGAAATTGCAGCTAACATATCGTCAAAATCAAGAGATGTTTGTCTCTGTAAGAATAACATGTTTTCTTCAATTGCTCCTTGAGTATCTAAGTTTCTAAGAATTGCGTCAAATTCAGTAAGTCCGTTAGCAGCAGTAAATCCTACTTCTACGTTACCTCTTGAAGTTATAGCAGCGAATAAACCTTCAGTTCCTGGTACTGTATTAACACCAGCAGCTTGAGTTTGATTAAATTCACCTTCTATCATTGCCATTTCTAAGTAATCTTCGAAACGTAGTCTTGTTTCAGACTCAGCTTTTAAATACCATAAGTATCCAGATGTTCCATCTTCAGTAGCAACTTCAACCCAACCGATTTGCGCCATATCAGATCCAGATATTACATACTGGTCTCTAATAATGATTGGTGAGTTAGAAAATTGAGTTAACTGAGGAGTTACAGATACTCTAGTGTTAGCAACTTGAGCACCAACTCCAGCAGCAACGCCACCTAAGTTTGTACCTTTAGCGTAAGACGAACCGTATACAAATACTTTAAGTCCAGCTATAGCACCTACAGCAACTGCTCCTGCAGTACCTGAAAACGCAGCAGCTCCAATAAGACCTACATTATTAAAAGGTTGTACAGTGAAAGTACCACCGTTTCCAGGCGCACCACCAGCAGCAACAGTTGTACTAGCCGTTACAAGAGCTTTTACTTCTGCTCCATTTACTGGATTTAAAAGCACTACTGTATCGTTGATAGAAACTGTGTTTCTTACTGTATTAGGTAAGGTAATAAGGTTAGGTCCTGTTGCAGCACCATTTGCTCCTATACCGTATCCAGTGTAAGATATGTGTAATCTATTTTGTTCAGACCAAATTACTTGATCAGAAGACATTGGCATTTCAGCGCCAACCATTCTTAAGAATCCAGATAGAGTACGGTTTCCGTATCTTTCTACTTCTTGTTCGTAAATTTCAGGTAAAAATTGCTGAGCAAAATCATTTGTTCCAGCAGCACCTGTGTTAAATTGTAGGTAATTACTTGGCAATAATTGTTGTGTTGCCGAAGGAATTAAACTACCAAATTGAGGAGTTAAAGCCATTTTGTTTGTTTTTTAATTAGTTAAATTTTCTTTTTTTTATTTTTAATTTTGATGAATCAAATCCACTAACCGATTTTACTTTAAAACCACCTACAGTAATTTCAGCAGAACTTCCTGTTCTAGCTTTACTATCGGTTAAATTTTTAGAACTACTAATAACGTCTTTGACGGCATCAGCCTTTCCTTGTTCGTAAAAGTGACTAGCAATTTTATCAACATTGTCAGCAGCGTACATGGCTTTATGATAACCAGAAGTATCCACTACATCTCCATCTTCGTTTAAGAACTTCTTAACTAAATTATTGATGTTTGATTGATTTTCTGCTACTTTCTCACGATTCTGTATATTGTACTTATAGTTCTTTTCACCAACTTTAATATCAAAACCTTTGAATTCATCGTTGAATAGTTCCTTAGTATTTTTTTTGAAATTTTCGTGTTTTTCAGTAGCCACATCTTGTTGCTTATTGTAGCGATTAAAAAAGTCTGTAGCTTTTTGTTGGTCTTGAGTTACTCCGGGTCTCAACTTGATCTCCTCGTAATATTTATCTTTCAAGTCTTCCAAATAGTCTTTAGCTTTTGCAATCTCTTCTTTTTTAGCGAGCTTCTTTTTACGGACGTCACGCTCCTCGTCCAAGTCTTCATCATAAGAGAAACTATCCTCCATGACAAACCCTATTTCTTCCTCGTTTAAATGAGGTTTTGCTTTTTTATAATATTCTTTTAACAGAGTATCTTGATCTATACTAGAATAATCTGCATTTAATCTCGTGTAGTCTTCAATTGTACCACCAGTTTCTTTCATAAAGTCAACTAGTTTTTCGATGTTTTCTGGTAATGCTTTACCTAGTATTTTTTCATCTCTAATAGCTTCTTTAACTTCTTTAGTAACTTGCTCTGTTACTTCTTGGATTGCTTTAAACTCTTCAACATTTTTGATGGGCTCTTGTATTTGTTCGTCCATCTTAACGCTATCTCCGGTTTGTTTGTCCACATCCACTTTTTCTGTTTCTCCGATTTGAATGGCATCTGATTCTTGTGTTTTAAAAGATTCACTAGGAATCGTGACTTTAGTAATTGGATTAGGTATGTCTACTAAAGGTTCTTTAATGTTTACCTTTATTACCTCTTGATCGTTTTTTACTAATTGCTTAGGTGTTCGTTTTTTAGACTTTATTTTAAAGTCTCCCTCCTGTTTAACAGGTTCATTTGTTTTTGTTTCTGACATAATATAATATAATTAAATAATTAAAATTTAAACTTGCGGTGCCATTTGGCCCGGTTGTTCTTTGCTTTGCTCTTCAAAATCAATAGGTAATAAATTATTTTTTCTTTGATCTATCATTTGACTTTGCTGAGAACCTTCCATTTGGATACGAGTATCTTTACGGTTTTCAATTTCTTGTTCTTTTGCTTTTGTAGCTTCCATATCCATTTGCTTTAACTGCATATCAAACTGGAACTGAGCTTGCATTTTTTGTTGCTCTAATTGAGCAGCTGTTTGCATACGTTGTATTTCCATTTGGGATCTTGCTTGTTCGTATTGAACTTTAGATCCAGATATAGCTTCTTGTTTTTGTACTTCAGACATTGCTATTTTCTCAGACGCGTCAGCCTGTGATTCCGCTTGAGCTCTAATATTAGCTTGTTGGTTTTTTTGATCGAGCTTATCTTTAGCTTTACGTTTTATCTTAAGCATTTGATTAGCTAATTTAAGATTTTTAATTTGTCTTAAATCTATAGCATCTTCTAAATCAATGCCACCACTTTGTAAAGCTACTTGAATGTTTTGCTCTAATTGTTGTTGCTCTTCTTCGTCTGGCTCTAATTCTAAAAATATACCAAAGTCATGTAAGTTTAAATTTACAATCTCTTTTAAAGTTTTTACATTATAAGTAGATACAGAATTAACTAAAGCGTTTTCAGTTAATGGAAATTCTAAAGCGTCAGCAATTTTGAGTGCAATATTTTCCGCTATTCTAAGAGTTAAAAACAAACTAGCTTGCTTGATATGTCTAGTTGCTACATTGGAAGCGTTAGCAGCCATCTTTTGTAGTCCTACTAGTGTTTGTTTGTCTGGTGTACTTCCGTCACGAGCCTCATTAAGTCCGGTTACGTCTCTTATCATTTGTAGATAATATTGATAAGTTTGTATAAGAGCTTGTATTTTGCCTTGACCACTAGAACTATTAAGTTCTTGTATTGGAACTTTACCAGCGTTCATTTCACCGTCTTGAGTAAGTGATCTACCAACTATAGAACCAGTTTGAAAATACATATTTAATGCTTCTGCTGGATTATAATTTGTACCATTACCTAAATCAACTTCGGCTAAACCATCCATGTCTAAGTAAACACCATCTGGCACCATTCTAGACATTACTTGTTGTAGCTTTAAATGAGTCAATTGAATCATGTCGGCAAAACCTATGCATTTGCTTACAAGAGATTCTATTCTACCTTTATACATTCTTGGCGCACAAATAGCATAATTCATTTCTACCTTAGTTGTATCAGCTAAAGGTCTTGACATGTTCTCCGCTAGTTTCCATTGTAAGATTGTATCAGTACCTAGAACCTTAGCACCATTATATAATACTTCTATTGATCTTGATACTCTTTCAAAACTTTCGTTTTCTGGTGGATTAAATGTGTCTGGCTTTTCTAAAGCTTTCATTAATCCTTGGTCAGTATATTTTATTTTAAATACTTGATTATGATAAGTCTTGTAATCAAAATACATAACTTGAACAGTGTTGTTATCATAATTTCCATAACCAGTCGTATATGAACTATTACCTGGCATTTTTTGTATTCTTTCTAATTCTTCATCAGTAGTATCAGGAAATTCTTTTTTAAGTTCTGCTATAGTTATTGACTTAACTTCACCAACATAGTATATATCTTCAAAATTTGGATCTTCTGTATAAGAATAAACCATGTAAGCTGGATCAACGTATTTAACTGTAACGCCTTCGGCTGTATTAAAATCAGTTTTAGCAGCAGATATACCACAAACAGTTAAGTCCATGTTAAGTCTTCTTCTTATTAAATCATATTTGTTTTGAGCAAGCACTGATGATATAGCTTCTTCTTCTGCTATTTCAATTGATTGCTTGTAACTTAATTGCATATGAAGCTCTAATTCGTCTTCTGATTCCGGCAAAGTACTAGGATCAGGACTTTGATATAGATCAATACCTAAAGTTTGTTTTAACTCTTTTAAGTAATCACTACCCATCATGTCTTCATATATCTTAGAAGCGTAATCAGTTCTTTTCTTTACAGAACTAGGATCTTGAGCATAAGCTTTTATATCATAGCTTTTTGATGATATACCATTTACAACTATATCTACAAACTTAGATAAAATAGGAACTGGCTGCCAGTCTAAATTAAGATAAGACAAATCACCATTAATAGATAATTCATCTTTGTATTTTTGTGGAGATTGTTCTCCACGAGCATATAATCTTAGCTCATGAAAACTATTCCAATTAGTTAAATACCTATTACCGTTAGTTCTATTTTGACCAAACCACTCGTATTCAATTGCCATAGCAACTTGACTTCCATATTCTAAGCTTGCTTTTTCTGCATCGCTAACCACTTGACTAGGAAAGGCGCTATTGGTGTTAGTATATATATTCATTTAACTTATTATTTTTGATGTGGTTCCTTTATTGTTGTATCTTTTAATTCCTAAATCTACAGGTTCTAATTTAATTTTATTGCTTGGAGCATATCTATGCTTGTTGCAAGCCATTAAAGCTAGTCCTGAGCTAATAGAAGCATCGTGAGAAGTTCTATTATTAATATTAAATCTAGCCCAATCTTCTAAGGTTCTTTGAAAATATACATCTCCGTAACCTGTTTCTTTTAATCCTACAAAATGCTCTATATAAGACTCTATAGCCGCAGCGTGTGATTGTTTAATGTCTTCACTTGAATTAGGTATTCCACCTATTTCTTTTTCTGTTACAGATAATTTATTATATTTTTTATCAGGTCTATTCATAGAATATGATCTATAACCTCTACGCCTAAAGTAGTATAATAATCTAGGTTTATTATTCTCTGCTAATATTGGCATGCCATAAAATACACAAGCCATTAATACATCTTCAAAAAATATCTCAGCAGTTTGTGGACGAGCAATATATTCTAAAAAGAAATGATTTGGAGGCACGTCTTCCATGCTGAATTTAGTTAGACCATGTAAAGATCCATTGGAACCTTTGCCGTCTACTGTTCCTGATATATCATATGGATCACATCCAAAAGCTCCACAGTGTTCATTGCCTGGATATTTCTTATGATTTCTTGTTATTGTTCTGTTTTGTAACTGAACCGGTGGAACCCATGAAACTAAAAATCTACCGTTTTTGTTTGGTACAAATATAACTTTAGTATCTTGTTCTCCGTTTTCCCATTGAAAACTGCCTTGTGTTATTGGTAATGTGTTTTTTAAGTCTTCATTAAAATCTACCTGTTGGTATATTTTAGTTAAATTAAATAAAGACTCTTTAGACTCGTCTCTAAAAGCGTGCTTAGTGGTACGTGGAAACTGTCTATAAAATTCATTTAATCCATCTTGGTCATCTTTAAGACCTTCTACCTCATTATCCCAGTATTCAATAACCCCGATTTTGATTGGCGTTCCATGAGGTCCATACACTTGTTTTGATGGAGTTTCGAAGACAGGATAACCATAAGAATCAATGTATCCTTCGTAGTTCCATTCCATAGGAATGAACAAAGAATAGAGTCCTGAACGAGTTTGTCCATTGGCATTTCTTTTAATAACATTTGAGTCATCATATAATTTTTTAAAATTTCTACCACCTTTATCTAAAGCGTTTGATGTTGATCCCATCATGCATTTACCAATAATTCTTGATCCTAATCTAAGCGTTGTTTTAGTAACACGCCAATTATTAAGAATATTATTTGGTCTTTCCCATTTGCCTGATTCATCATGAACTAGTAGTTTTAATTTTTCACCATCATATGCATTGTCTCCAGTATTCTTCCAATCAATAGTAGTATCAAGACCAGCAAGATCTTCTGGCTTTTCAATTGAAGTAATACTTCTTCTAGTAAATTTACTAGCTGGTACTCTATAAGCTAATTCGGTTTTAGGTCGATCCATACCATCCTGTATGGGTTTAAAAAAGAAAGGATAATTAACTGATATTGGTACTACTTTGTCAGTAAACATTTTTTTAGCATCAGCACCAGATTTAGATAAAATTCCAAAACGTGCATCACTAGATATTGTCGCCATGTTAACTGTTTCTCCTGAAGCCATAAATGAAAAACCAGAACGTCTATTCTTTAAATAACACATGCCATAACATCTATCATCTGCTCTGCATGCTTCCCAGAATATAAAAAACAATCTATTTGATTCTCTAAAATCTGGTTGACCTACATCAATTTTAGACCATTGTAAATACATGTAATGAGTACCTGTTATATAAGTAGCTATTCCTTTATTGTAAAACCAAAAACCCTCCTCGCGATACTTAAATTCTTTATCTATATAGTCGTACCATTTTTCTTTAAAGTCTTCTGGATACTCTCTCCAGTCAAACACAGTCTTTATTTTTTTTAATATCTTAGGATATTCAGTTTTAGCCCATTTATCTTTATCAAAAGTATGTGTATTATTTTCTTTAGGTAAAGCTATTTTAAGATTTTGTATCTCATATATTTCACCTATTTCTCCTGTCTTTGATATAATAATTATATCATGTTCTTCATTGTATCCGTAATCCCATTTTTTATACCTATTCATTCGTTTAAGAATTTTAGGCTTAATGTGATCTTTTAATACTTTGTATAAAGTTTGCTCGTACATTATTTAGATCTTCCTTCAGCAAAACCACGAAACGTAATTTCTTTTTTAACTTCTTTAGGTTTTTCTTCTAACATGCTTTGTTCTTCTGTAATACGATTGTGTATTTCAAAAGCGTCAAATATGCATAGTTTTTTTGTAGCCGCAGCGTTTTTAAGTCTGTCAGCTGATATATCTTCGCTTGAATCTATAATAGCTTCTTTAGCAACTTTAATTAGTTCCTCTACCGCTATGTGCCCAGCTTGGATTATATTCAACTTCGTTTCCTTCGTGTTCATACTTTATAACAATATCATTAGATTTCATACAATAAAGACGTTGATCGTCTATTACAAACTCCCATTCACCGTACGGTTTAAAACCTACAAGATCTCCAGGACTTATTTTAAGCGCTTCTAATGAGCTATTACCTATTTTTAATATACCAATAAGCTTTTGCTCTTTGTCAAGCGTTAGAGAATTATTATTTTTAAGTGGCGTTACAAAACATCTGTCTCCAAATGATATCCACTCTGTGTTTCTTTTATATAAATAAACTTGATCCATTTGACAAAAATATAAATTATCTTTGAAAAAAGATCTACTTTTCTTTCTATTACCTTTCATGTCATAAAATGTTCTAAACACGTTATGATGTATAAGTATTACATCTCCTTTTTTAATAGGAGTTTTATAAGCTTTAGGTATATCAACAACAATAGCCAGGTTATTAACTGATTTATAACTTTCTATTTTAGTATTAAGAACTAAAGATTTTTCACCTATTTTAACTTCGTTATCATACTCATCACCTAGTGGTTGTATGATAAAGTCAAACATACCTCTCATTAATATTCTAAATCATATTCAACAGATATAGCCATGTTAGAATTAAATTTTTTCCATGGCAATACCTCGTTGTTTTTTTTAATGAATATATTATAAGAACTGTCAGAATCTTCTCTTAAAATATGAGATATTTCATGTCCACCATAGACTTGTTGCCCTATAGAGTAATGCATAGCATCAGACTTATAGTCAGCGCCAATACTTATTTTTCTTATAATAGAAGTCATTAGTCTTCTTTTTTGTCTTCGTCTTCTATAACTTCATAAGAACCATCTTTTAAGTCGATGCTTATTTTACCGTATTCTTTTTCAAGCTCTGCTTTAAATTCTTCAATTTTTTTGCCTTGATCTATAGCCATATCAGTTAATTGAGACTTTTGAGCTGTCAAAACACCTATGTTAGTTAGTGTTGAATTTAATTCTTTTTGAGAATCTAAAATTGTTTTTAATTGTTCTTCTGTAATTTTTTGATCTTTATTCATTTTATTTGATTTAATTGTTATTACTTACTAATATAGTTACTTGTTTTTTTTATTATTTAAGCGTTTTCTAATGCTGTTACTTTTGCTGATAGTTCTTGAATAGCTTTTACTAACACAGGAATTAATCTTCCATAACTAGCTTGTAGTTTTTCAGGGTTTGATGAATTTACTAATCTTAAAAAATCATCATCCACAGTTGCCAGTTCTTGCGCTATAAATCCAACGTCTTTAATACCCGCTGTCGAAGGTATTACAGTATGGGCAATTTTGATTATTTCTTCAGTATCTCTAGGTAAAGGAGATCCTAAATCCGTCGGTGTATCTGTAGGTGCTGGAGTAACTTTTTCTTCTCGAGTATATACAACTTCCTCTCTTGGGTCCCAAACAAATTTTCTAGGCTTTAAACTATTTATTAAATCTAATCCAGAGTCTAAATCTACTATCTCAGATTTATCTCTTTCGTCAGATAAAGCTGTAATAGTTTGAACTTGACACCTTAAAGTAGCAATACTACTATTTCCTAAAACAATTTCATTAGTAGTGTTTGCAGTTGTAAATTGCGCACCATTTCCTAGTGCTGTATTGTTATTACCTGTTGATGCCGCGTTATCTGCAGGACCTGAGTTATGTCCAATAAATGTATTGAAATCGCCTGAAACATGCTCTACTCCTGCTAAAGCACCGAAAAAAGAATTGTAATTAGCAGCTACACTAGTGCTCGCGTCTTGACCACTAGAATATCCTACAGCTACATTATTGTTCCCATTAACAGTGTTACCCATTGATCTATATCCAACATGAACATTAAATTTTGAGTCAGCACTTGAATTTCCGGAATCTTTACCTACTTCTCTTCCTATATATACCCCGTTTTGAATACTTCCTCCAATACCATTTTCAAAAGCTTCAGCTCCAATGATTACCGTTGAAGATGCAGAATTGCTTCCAACATCACCACCACCATTAAACATATCACTTCCTATCCATACTGCATCTTGAATATTTTTTCCAGCGGTTGCATTTAGAAATTGATTTCCCATGCCTATAAATACGTCTCTCGCATGTAGTGTACTAGAGTTAGTAAAAACGTCTTGAGCAAAATTATCACCAATAGCTATTACATTTACATACTTGCTTGGACTACTTCCTGATAAGTTTACCGCAGTATGTGAAGATGTAATATCCCATACTATCATCTTATTAATGTCTTGTGAACCCATTCCGTCTACACTTCCCATTGTTCCTATTGGAAAACCTGTTTTCCACCACCCACTAAAACTAAAATCAGGGTAATTAGGAAACAAAAATTCATTAGTGTAACCACGAGTTATAACTGAGTTAGTTCCAAGTCCAGCCGCTATGTTTGAATTAGATCCACCGCCAATCGTGGTTGCATTTGTCCATCTAGGTGATTGCGCCGCTACAGGAGTATAAGTAGAATCAATTCCTGCCCCAGCTGCAGCAGTTGCCCATACTGGAGTTGCGTTTCCAGCAGAAGTTAAAACTTGTCCAGATGTTCCATAAGCTGTTCCTGTAGAACCAAAAGATATTCCTCCAGCTGAAGTAATACGCATTCTTTCTGTTATATTATCTCCTGGGTTTGTTTTAAAGGTCATGTCACCTGTTAAAGCGTTACCTGTTCCATCACTAGTAATTAAGCCGCTAATTTCACCAACTACATCAGTTGAAGCAAGAGCATCACCAACAACAAAAGTAAGACAAGCTTTGTTATTTAATGCTTCAGCAACTTTTATAGCAGTAAAAGAATATGTTTGACCGCTATTCTCAAATATTGCTGTATTTAAAGCATCTGTTGTGTCCACTTGAAACAAAGCATCAGGGCTAGTCGTTCCGACTCCAAACCTTCCATTAGACATCATACGCATTTTATCTACAGTACCTGCTTGAAAATGAATTTCCCCTGTATTTCTACCATTAAGTGTTAAACTATTTGTAAGGTTGTCAATAACGTCAGTTATCCTTAAGTTTCCATTTGCCTCAATACGCATTTTTTCGGCATTGTTTACTATAAATGAAACTTCTCCTTCTATACCTGAAGCAGTCTCCGTTCCTTGCACTGTTCCAATTCTTGCTACTTTAGATGCGGTTATTAAATCCATAAACACTCTTTGCGTTCCAGTGTTAAAGCTAGCTGACTGTGCAGTTGAATTTATTGAGCCACCAATTACTAGTTTTTCGGTAGGATTAGTAAAATTTATACCGACGTTTCCGGCGGAATCAATACGCATTTTTTCAGTTGGTGAAGCATCATTCGATGTAGCAAAGGTTAATTCTCCCCTATTACTTGATCCTACTTTTTCACCTGCTATATACGCTAATATGTCATCTGTCTGTGAGTTTGCAGCTGCAGTGTTAGCAAAATTAATTTTACCAAACGGTAAATCATCAGAAGCTAATATTCCAGCTAATCTCATCTCACCAGCAACGTCTGAAGTTGTTGATACAATATCTAATTTTTTAACAGGAGTAATCGTTCCGATCCCAACGTTGCCGTTATAAGTTCCTGCGGTACCTACATACATTTTAGACCCGAATGCATCATCAAAAATTATTAAACCTTCGCCAGCTCCTGCCAGCACTGCTTTACCAGCTCCGCCTCCAGTCCTTTCAAGTGTTAATTGAGCGCTTCCGCCATTCAAAGATACATGAAGCTTAGTATCTGGGTTAGTTGTTCCAATGCCAACGTTTCCTCCAGATGTAACTGTTAATCTTGTTGACTGTGTGGAAGTTCCGCTTGCTGTTCTTAATTTTATATCACCTCCGTTGCCAGCAAAAATATTTGTAGAGAATGGGCCGCTATCATAGTTAAGCATATTAAACCCGTAGTAATCAACTCCATTTGTTTGTAAATGAAATGCTTTTCCTGTGCTGCTTCCAAAATCTAATCTTACAGCAGGCGAAGTCGTTCCGATACCAACGTCGCCGTTTGATTGCATAGTCATCACGGTAGTCTCAGGTAAAGCTGTGTTGGTCCCAGCTAAGTCTTTTAATTTAAAGTCTAATCTTGATTTTGGATTAGAACCATTACCTGTTGAATATCTACCTAATGCTAAACTTGCCCCTCCTGACCAAACACTAGGAGAACCATATCTATATAAAGTAAATAAATCCTCAACACTTGCTGCATCTCCCGTTAAAGGCATTTCGCTACCTTCTACGTAAAGTTTAGTTTCTGAAACTAGTGGTGTATGATTAATTAAAACATTACCCTCTTGCGTAATACGCATTTTTTCAGACTTAGTGTTATTGTTTTCAGTTACAAAAGCTAAATCTGTACTCGCGTTAGCGACTCCTATGCTAACTATTCTTGAACTACCTCTATTACTTCCTTTATTATGGAAAACAATTTGAGAAAAAGTATCTGCTGTTTGATTGTCATTAGATACTAATATAGTAGCTGTACTAGACTCTTGACCAGTATCACTTGTTGCGTCGTATACAGTATCGTTATCTTTAGAAACTTCAAAAAGAGCCGTAGGACCAGTCGTTCCAATACCTAAATTGCCTGGATTTGTAAAATAAATATTAGTACTACCACCGTCTAAAGTTAAATACGTAGCTAATCCACCAGAGCCATTATCATTTTGAAATATTACATCTTTGTCAGCTGCTCTTTGTTGTATTGATAAATCTCCTGCGTAATTTTGAATAAAACTTGTTCCCGGTACACCTGACGTATGTTGTATTCTTAAATCATCACCTGTGCCAAATTTAACTACTACATCATCGTTTAAATCAATATCGCCAGTCATAGTTCCACCAGCTAGTGGTAAAAAAACACCAGTACCTCCTGAGGTAACAAAATTAGCTGGTGTTATACGAACGTTTTGTGTACCATTATACCCTACAATTTCTTGTATTCCTGATATATTTGTTACTTCTGTAAATCCTGAGAATTTAATATTTGCCATTATGTAATTTTATTTGTTTTGTTTTTAATTATGGGGAAACTTCTGTTATCATAAGATCGCCATTTGATTCTGCAGTTACAAATTCATCAGAGGGATTTTTTTGACTTACTATGTAAAATTCTTCTGGATTTGTACCACCTCCTTCTGGATTTCCCATTGGTATTCCTATACCAAAACCTAGTCTTAAACTCATTATTTTATTGCTAACATATTAGTGCCTGTAGTTCCTGCAGCTAGTACATAGTCTACAATTACTGGTAAAAAAGATCCTGCTGGATATCCTGTAAAGGTCACTGCGTCTCCAGCGTCTGGTAGAGAATCAATTACATTGATAAAAAATCTAGCATTACTTCCAGTAGCTTGAACGATTGTTATGATGTCTCCTTGTCTATAAGCAGAACCTCCTGTTGCTATAGCTATACCTGTTATACCACCTGCCGCGTCTACAGCCGTGATATTAACTGTTAAACCAGTTCCTTCAGCACTTGATGGTGTTGCAACTAATCCATTGGCTACAGTATATCCAGTTCCAAGTGATTGTACGTTTAGACTTGATACTACACCTTGAGTACCTGTTACCCCAGATAATATAACTGTAATATTTGCTATTGGAGCTGGTCCTCCAACATAAATACAAGCTTGATTTAAATTAGTTGCCGAGCTTATTGTATTGCTTGGTGTTAAGTTAGCCGCTATTGTTCCAAAATCTGGTTGGCCTGCGTATTGTCCCATATTATTTTATTTATTTATTACTTATTGTTTTATATTTTTCAACTCCACGTGATCCAAAATAGGCTACGTAGACTGTGGTTACTAAAGTTTTTAGTAAACCTATCCATTCTTGTTCTACTGTAAAAGATATTTCATGGTGACTATCAACCCATATAAAAGCTACAGTCATTACAGATAAGAATATCATACACATCGGACGAGTGTTCTTAGAAAGCCATGAATCAGATTTCATATCGCTTTCCCAACGTTTTGTTATTTCTCTCATCTCTGTCATATCTTGTTCTAATAACATTAATGCTTTTTCTTTATCCTCTGCAGGTAGCACAGGATCTTTTTTTATTAAATTCTTTACTAAACCAAAAACTCCAGCGTCAGGCAATATATCACCAGCTAGATCTAATATACTAGGAGCAGCTTTACTTAAAAACTTTCCTACTTTAGTTTGGTTAAATTTTTTTTTACTCATTATCCTTTTTTATATGCTTCAGCTTCCCATGGTAGGTTTTTAGCACCTTCTTCCATTTTAGCTCTTGAGTATTTTTTTCCTTTCCAATAAACATTGTCATCATCATAATCTAAATCACCTCTTTCCATTTGATCTAAATGTACTTTTTCATGAGATACCACATCGTCTACTTGACTTGGATCTAAGTCTTTGTTTATAACAATAGAACCATTATTATTAGCTTTACCCATAACACCTTCTTCCATGTCTACTCTATATATAGGAGTGTTATCATAATCGTAAGGAGGGTTGTTTAATTTGAAAGCCATATCTTATTTGTAAGGTAATATTTTGTTTAAAGCATCCCTGCGACTTTGACAGCCGCAAGGAATGTTTAAACCTTGTGATACTTTATCAACAATACTTTTGATACCTGAAGCTTTAGTGAACTTCTCTATGCTGTCTCCTAAACCTCTAGATTTCATAATATTATTACGGTGTGAATATAGCCGATACAAATGTGCTTCTAACAGCTGGTGCTGTTACAACTATATTACCTTGTGGTCCTCTACCGTTTGAAGTTCCACCGCCTTGAGCTAATGGTGCTTGAGCAGTTGTTAAAGGTGGTACTACCGTAGATACTACTCCTCCTGGATTAGCTGTTAAAGCTGCACTGAATGAAGCTAGCATATCAGCTTGTCTTGTAGCTACAGTAGCAGGTGCTACTATAGGTGCTGATACGACAACAGTATATAAAGAAGTCGCGCTAGTGTCAGTCGTAATTACTAATGTTGTAATTGCAGCTGCTGCGGCTCCAGTGTTTGTTGCTACCATTCCGCCAATGTGCGAAATTGGAATTAATGTTTCTCCAACGACTCCTGCCGCTGATGTTGTTGGTACTTTTAAAAATTGTGCCATTTTTTGTTAGTGTTAGTGTTAGTGTTAGTGTTAGTGTTTGGCTGAGGTTTGTACAGTCCTCTCTGTTTTACATATAGTCTTTTTTAGATTTTGAATCATCGCCTTTTTTACCGCCATACATTTTAGCAGGAGATTCATAATCTTTTTTTGATTTGCTGTCGTCTCCTTTTTTGCCGCCATACATCATAGCTGGAGATTCTGGTGCAGCTTCAATTTTAGACTTTAAAGCCTCTGGTAAATTTGCTTGTTTTCCAACTAATTCTTTTTCCATTGGAGAGTCTTTCATCATAGCTGGTGATTTGTCATACATCTTAGCTGGTGATCCACCAATTCTAGATTGTGAATGTTTAGACATCCAAGATCCACCGCTAGCTCTAGAAGCTATAGGATTATCATTCATTAGGTTTTTTCTTTCTTGTTTTGGTGATTCCATTTTCATAGGAGCGTTACCTTTAGTAGCTCTCATGTCTTGTTTGTAGTTTGGCATAGTGTTTATTTTTTGAATTTTATATTGTTTCTTAGTTTGGTAAAGGTGATTTAGCAATTTTATTACCTAGCTGCTCTTTTGTTTTCTTGTATTTTTTAATTTTTCTTGTTTCTCTTTTGCTAGCAGGCTTATCTGCAGTCCTTACTTTATCTGTTGTTTTATCGTCAGGATCACCAAGATATACATCTTTTACGCTACTTCTTTTAGTTTGCATTTTAGAGATTTGCTTAAGCGTCTTATTAGCTTTTTTAATTTTTCTTCCTGTTCCGTCATCTTTTCCAAGACCAAAATACTTTGCTTCTTGATTAAAGGGTGAAGTCATTTTAGCAGGAGAACCGTGATTTTTCTCATCATATTTTAAATCACCCGCTAGTTTAGAGATATGTTTTTCATCACTAGTCATGCTAGAATCGCTATAACCATGTTTGTTATCATAATCAATATCTTTTTTTAGATATTCCATATGAGCTTCGTCATCTTTTTTTGTAGCTTTATAATTTCCTTCTGTGACTTTTGTATCTGCGTGATCTTTTGACCACTTAGCGTTACCGCTATATTCTCCGTAATGTCCTTTGTGTCCCATAATTTTTATTTTATAATCCTAATTGGTCTTTTTTAGCTTTTATTAAAGCTTCAGTTGGATTTGTTTGTGAGTTAAACCAATTACTATAATCTTTTTGAGCTTGCTCTTTATTTGTTAGTTTTGTAGTTGCGTCATCTTTTTTAGCGTCAACTTTTTTAGATCTAATATCAAATTTATCTAATCTATCTTTACTTGCCTCTTTATCTGTTAAAATAATTCTTCTATCTTCTCTTCTTTGTATTCTTTTTGATAAACGTTTTTCTTGTTTTTCAGCAGTGTCAGATGCCATTACTTTTTCAGCCGCTGCTTGTATATCACTTTGTAATTTTTGAAAAGCTGGTTGATCAGATAAATAAACTTCACCTCTAGGATTTTCGTAAGAATTTAAAGGAGATTTATTAATTAAGCTTTTTTTTTTGATTTATAATCTTTAGCTTCATAATCAACACCGCCTTGTCCTTCAACATTGTCATAATCTGGGCTTTCATAGTCTGTTCCACCTTGACCTTCAACACCTATTGATGCTGGTTTTGAAGATGATGCTGATATACTGCTCTTAAGATCTTTGTCGTTTAATTTTATTGTTTTCATAGGATCTTTACTCATGAAAGCTTTTTGAAATGGTGAACTCATGTTATTATGATTTTTTAGGTTTGTATGCTGCTATTTGTTCGTTAAGTCTTGAAAGTTGATCAGATTTATTGTCCCAATTAGTTACTTTACCTGTTTTTTTACTTTCAGCTCTCATAGCTGCTATTTCTTGTTTAAGCTTTGCCGCTTGTTCTTTCATTGCCATTAACTTAGCGTCTTCCATATGTAAAGGACTACTATTATGTAACGGTGATCCACTGTAAAAAGGTTTTATTTTAAATCCCATAGTTATTTGTTTTTGCAACCGAAGTTGTTTGCGTAGTTTGCCATTTTAACAACATCCTCGCTATAGTTATCTTTTTTAGACATTACAGAGCTAGCTGCCGAGCAAGCGTCCTTAAAGCCGTTCTTTTTAGCCCAAGCAGTAAATTTACCTTTGTTCTCTGGTTTTATTTTAGGAAAACCTTTTTTATAAAATGGTGAATTCATTATTTATAAACTTTAGCTATTTGGGTTATTGGTCCTGCTATGTATTTAGTTGGATATTTAGACAATTCCATACCTGTAATACCTGAACTTGATCCACTACCCATTGGAAAACCTACTTTGCTTAATGGTCCGTCCCATACTGCATTTTCTCCAACTTGACCGCTTAATTGTGGGTTTTTAATTATTGCTTTATCTTTATTCATAATTATTTATTTATTTATTTTCTTCTTGCTATTCTTTTCATCATGTTTAGTCCAGAACTTCCCGCTGTGACATATGAGTCTTCTTGTAATTCTTGAACAGCTCCAGGAACTGATCCCATATCTTGGTCAGCCATGCTAGGAGTTTCTATACCTTGAGCATCAGCAGCGTTATCTAATACTGGATTATCTAGTCCTTCTTCAACAGGAACAGCTTCTTGTGCAGAACTAGAAGCAAGGTCTATTTTTTCTTCAATACTACCTAGTCTTTTGTTTATTTTTTTAAGAGTTTTTGAAGTTTTCTTTCTACCTCTTTGACCTATTAAAGCTCCAGCTATAGCACCTCCTAAAAAATTTATTGGACTTTTACTCATCTTTGTTTGTCTTTATTTACATTATATATAGCTTGTGTCATTACTTTGTCTGTGTATGTTTCACCAGCTATTAGTTTATTTCTTCTATTACTTGTTGGTATATCATCTTTACCTAACATGATTCGATACACTCTACTTATAAGTTGCTTACACTTAAATGAAACTTTATATATATTATACTTTTGTGTGGTTCTATTTCTGTTTCGCCACACGACTATCCAGTCGTTTTTAAGTAATTTGTTCCAGCGTCTATTATCCCAACTATAAGAATATGTACCTTTTTCAAAATCATGCTTAGTAAAAAGATCAATGCAATCTAAGTATATTAATAACTCTAAATCTGCATCGTTTAAATTGTTGTTTTTACAAGCCCATTTACGAATTATTCGATAATGTTTTAATAAGTTTAGATTTTTTAAGTCTAAAGCTTCTAGCTTTTTCATAAAACAACAACCACGTCTTGTAATTTAATAACGTGATATGTATTTTCTTTTATTTCTATTTTGTGGCCAGCGTGTCTATCAAAGAATATTTCGTCATCTTTTTTTAAACTTGGCACTTCTTCACCTACTGATATAATACTAGCTTTAGTATATCTTATATCTTCTCTTTGATTTTCAGCAAGAAGTAAACCACCTTTTGTTTTAGTAGTACCTTCTTTTGTTTTTTGAATTATTAAATTTCTACCTATTGCTTTCATCTATCCTTAAATTATTGATTACACAATCGGTTGATAAGATAGTAGTTGCCACTGAAGCTGCGTTCTGAAGTGCGCTTTTTGTAACTAACAATGGATCTATAATACCACTGTTAATCATATTGACCATATTTCCTGTAACCACATTTAGTCCTTGTCCTTTTCTTTTAAGCTCAGGATAATCAACAATGCCAGCATTTTCTAATATAACATTAAATGGAGCTTTAATTGCATCTAGTAAAACTTGTTCACCTTCAGTCCTTGCTTTAACAAAAGTAGCAGCGTTAAGCAAAGCTATACCACCACCTGGAACTATACCTTCTTTTATCGCAGCCTTAGTAGCACAAATAGCGTCTTCAACCCTATCTGTTTTTTCTTTAAGTTCAATATCAGAATTAGCGCCAACTTTAACTATAGCTATTTTAGCAGCTAATCTTGCTAATCTTTTTTCTAGCTTAATAACTTCGTGAGAAGCTTTATCTTCTTTTAATTCTTCTTTAATGCTTTTAATAATTTCTTTAACCTCATCAGATGTTTCTTCAACCTGAAGAATAGTTTCTAAATGAGTAGTAGTACTTTTTAAACATGTACCTAAATGATCTGCGCTTATAAGATTCGTATCATCGCCTAAGTCTTCGTTTATTATAGTAGCACCTGTGAGCAAAGATAAGTCATCTAAAGTATCTTTTTTGCTTACCCCATATGTTGGAGCATCAATAACATTTACTTTTATATTACCTTTCATTTTATTCATAGCAAGAGCGCTTATCACTGACTCATCTAAATCACCTATAATCAATAAAGGTTTATTGCCTTTTATCACATACTCTAAAACAGATTGTATTTGTCTTATTGTAGTTATTGGTGATTCAATTAATAAAACTAAAGGTTCCTCTAGTTCTACTGATTTATTTGCTTTATTAGTTATAAAATGAGAGTTCTTAAGACCTTTGTCATATTGAACTCCTTCAACTACTTCTATTTCAGTTTTACTAAACTGAGTTGGCTCCATCATAACAACACCTGTTTCGCCAACTGCTCTAAACGCGTCACCTATTATTTTACCTAAGTTTTTATCATTGTTAGTAGAGATAGTGGCTACATTGTCTATCATGTCTCCTTTTACATCTACTGCTGATTTTTCTAGGTTTTTAATTACTTTTGCAACAGCGTTATTAATACCGTCTTTTAATTCTCTTGAATTAATATTTACTTTATAAGCCTCTTGTAAAATAGCATGAGCTAGAACAGTAGCTGTAGTTGTACCATCGCCTGCTTCTTGTACTGTTTTTCTTGCTGCTTCTTTTATAAGTGTAGCGCCCATGTTTTCAACAGGATCTCTAAGAACTATAGAGTTTGCCACAGTTACACCATCTTTTGTTATAACAGGATTACCCATCCCATCTTCAAGAAGAACACATTTACCGCTAGCCCCTAATGTGGAGCTAACAGCTTTTGTGAGTTTTTCTATTCCTTTAAATACATTAGCCTTGGCTTCTTCGCCAAAGTTAAGGTTCTTGACAATTGCGTCATTCATATTTGATTAAATTAAATTAGATTAGATTATATTATTTAAAGGTTTTCACGACTTTAGGTCCGTTAATGAACTCTAGTTTTTTAACATAGTGAGCGACTGATGAGTCAATAGCTTGTTCTGCTCCTTCTAAAGTTTCACGTCTTGTAACGTCGTTCCAAGTATCTTTTTTGTTTTGATCTTGGTGTTCGGTTTGATAGAAACCATTTGGTAATTGCACAATACGCCAGTTTTTCTTTTCAGCTACATGCTTCCAAAGGTCTATGGTTTCTTGTGTTATTTGTGGTTGACTACTCCACGATTGAGTCTGGTAAAAAAATGTCATTGGTTTTGGTTTTAATTATTAATTGGTTTGCTCTTAACCCGAGCCGGTATATTTATATTGTCACTTGTTTTAAGTAATATTTACCTAATCTTCCACTGGTGGTACTGGATTCATCCATGTGAAATACAAGTCCTCGTTTACTGGTGCTATCTCAATAGCTATAGTTGCAGCTATTCTATTTTGCATTGCAGCTACATCTAATGATCCTTCTAGCCATCCGATAACTACAGCTTCAAAAGCTTCAGTATCTGCGTA